TATGCGCCCAATCAAATCCATGACGCTCTGCCCACTCTGCGTGGGTAGTCTTTGAACCCTTGTATATCTTTTTATTAGCGTTAGCGAAGAAGAACTTAACTTCGGTGTCTGGGTTCTGTTTCTTGACAAGCAGGTGCTTTACTCTGTCCTGCTGTGTCAATCGTCCTTTTACTTCTATGTATATATCATTACGAGGTATGTAGAAGTCAGGTATGTATACTTTAGGCTCAGGTTGATACGGTATCTTATCAGGCTCAAACTCCCAACTAACACCCATGCGCCCTAAAGCTACGGCCACCTCTGACTCAAACTTCGATCTAAAACGCATAGTAATCAAACTTGTTTTTATTTTCAGGGTTAGTGTTCATTATCTGTATGTAACCCTCTGCTAAATCTTTTTGCACATACTCAGGGGACGTATCTCTTACAATACAAAAACTTCTAGAAGGAAACACGACTAACCTGCTTTGCCTTAGCATAGAACGTATAGCATCGAAACAACGAGCCATTATCATAGAGCCTTTATAATTAAACTCTTCTGCAGTCCAGTCACCTTCTGTAGACATATCTTTTTTGTATATGATTGGAAACTGAACATCATCGGGTAAAGCCTTTATTCTCAGTGCCTCTGTGTGAGTGCTATCACCTTTCTGTGTATCAAAATACACGAAGCTAGCTTTAGGGTTGTACATAGTTTCAAAGTCAGTGACAGTTTCTGTAATATATAGTGGCATCAGATTTCATCCTTTACATGCTTTGTGTACCATACTCTTGGTCGAGTATTTGCTGTAGAAGTTGTTTTCTGTTTATATGCAGCGTTAGGCCAGCAGTGCATTTTAAAGCCGCAATAAGAACAAGTTCTATCCATTAGCCTGTTACCTGTTCTTTTTAACGTGCCTGTTGCTTTGTCTTTGTAGGTCTCAGGTATATCAGCAAAAGACCGTTCAAACTTTTCTTCGCTAAGAACGCTGCGTATGTTTTTATCGGCTAATTGTAGTGCCGCTGCCCTATCATCGTCCTGCACCAGCGGTGTTTCACATACAGCCCACTCACCTGTGGCTTTATTGATAGCTATCCAACCACCAAATGTTGAACCAGCAGCCTCTGCGTACAGATACCCTTGAGGTACGTAGCCAAACACATCATCCTTCTTGATGTTGTTGTAGCCACGATTAGCCGCGAACTTCATAGAGAATGCACCGGGAGCAGCACTCTTTATGTCATATATCTTGTCATCTATTTTTACATCGTAGGTGCCACTTAATGTTGTGCCGCCTATCTCTAGACTTACACCTTCCTGTTCGCTCTGTATATTTACACCTGCAGCCTTCATCACTGTAACTGCTATGGCTTCTATGATGTCTCCAAACAGAAACTTCATAACCAAAGTGTAATCTACATCTTCTTCTATGTCATCTCTTGCGGATAACTTTTGCTGGCATAGGGGCTTGCCCACACCAGACATACGTACCTTTGAACCACGCTTTTCACTAAACTGACGTTCTATAGCGGAGCCGCACATCTCCTTAAATTCGTTGATGAGATGAGGGGGAAGACCTTCGCCTTCACCCCTCGACGCTTTTTCTAGGAAATGCTGTACTTGATGTAACAGCATTGAGGTCATTACAATGCCTGTGCGTTTTCCAATGCTTTTGCTACATCAAGATCATCCATAGCTAGAACATTTTCCTTGCGCTCATTGTACATTTTTAGAACGCGCTCGTTCGCCCTCTCAATATCCTGTATGAAAGTATTAAGAGTTTCGACATCCTCATCAGATATCTTTACTGCTTGAGGCTTATCAAATACAGGAGTGTAATAAGTAATACCACCGTTCTTATTACGCTTAGTAGCGATTTTTACCTTTTGACCAAAGATGATCTTGTTCGATGGGACTTCACGAATATAGTTAGCCACTGGCATAAATGCAGAGCCACGGGCTGACCAGATAAACGGAGTGCCAGCTAAATCAACAGTGTCACCAGCGTTGTCCGTAGCATTTGTTGCTCCAGTAATCACACCGTATACAACCTGTGTGCATTTAATACTTTTCTGTTTAGCATGTTCAAGAGAGTTAGGTGCAAGGTTCTCTACATCTTGCTTACTCAACTTACCACACTTCATACCACCGCTTGTGTCAGGAAAGTCATCACTCAGAGACGGTGCAAGAACAGTCCTTATGCTATCTTCTGGTGAGTTTTGGTTCCACAGATCATAAGAATAATAACGAACAAACATTCGCACTGTAATCTCTTTAGCATATACCGTGCTGTTGTCTAGACGAATACGAAAGCTGCCTTTTGGTAGCGGCTCACCATCATCATTGTCTGCTTGTTGCTCAATAGCTAAACGCGGTAACCCTTGCGTAGTGGTAGCGCGTGTTTCTGTCTGACCGACCATAGCTGCAAGTTTAGCCATGTTCTCTTCGTTCAGATCATCCATAGTAATCATATTGCTCATATTTCTAGCTCCTCTAGATTAAGCCAATCTTTGCCTATCTTTAGTTCTATCTCTATAGGCATATCAAAGTCAATACCAAATTGTTCCTTACATTCTTCAGGTATACACAACATACTCCTTTGCAATAAATTAATCATCCAATCTTTCTCATCTGGATGCACATCCATGATGATCGAGTCATGAACAGTATTTATGATTTTGCTTTTTGGCACTGGTTTTTGCATAGCCTTCATAGACTTGTGAAGCCTGATGAGGGCTAATGGTAATAGGTCTGCTGTAGCAAACCCCTGCACCGGGTAATTCTTTATTGATGTTGCACCTACGGTTGTACCATATCTAGTATACTTTGCATAGGGAAAAGCGTATTCTCTACCAGATGGCAAAACTACCTGTTTCGTGGTTACAGCTTCTTCCTGTAGCTTATCGTGCCACTCTGTTACGCCTTGATACTTGTTACGGAAAGCTGAGTAGTAAGCCATCTCACGATTAGTCCCAAGCACTCCACCGTATAACGGCTTAAAGGTATGGGCCTTGGCATCCTGACGACTAACACCCATGATCTGAGCAGTGTAAGAGTGAACATCAAAGCCGCTCTTTACTTCCTCATAGATTACAGGGTCTTTAGATAAGTAACCTGCTACACGAAACTCTAGCTGTGAGTAGTCACCCTCTAGTATAAAACCACCATCATATCTTGACACGATAGCCTCTCTCGCAGGGAAAGTGGCCCCTCTAGGCATATTTTGAAAATTTGGTCTGCTAGAGGATAGCCTACCAGTTGCGGTGATACACTGATTAAAGTTAGGATGTATAAAGCCTCTAGCATCTTGATATTTCTCCAAGCTATCAACGAAAGTATTCAGGTAAGTTCTTATCATTGAATAACGTGTATACTTATCTACAAACTCTCTTGCTTTACCTTCAAGCTCAAGACGTATCTCTGATAAGGTTTCTTTATCTGTTCTAAATCCAGCAGCCGCTGTATCTTGAGGTCCACGGGGTATCACCCGTAATCCTGCTGGCTCTCTCAACTGGACATATACAACACCAGTCCCACCACAAGTTTTACACTTTACATAGTTTTTACTAAGTTCGCCAGACTTTAATCTGTTTCTCTTGCGCCCTGTGCCGCCGCAGTCCTCGCACCTTTGACCCCTAGTCTTACGAAACACCGGGGCTAGTTCTTTTACAGTTTCCTTAAACATTGTAGGAGACATTTTTGTCTTACGCTTTTGTTTTTTGGTATGACCGCGCTGTTCTGTTCCTATGTTGAATGCTTCTTTCCACGCAGTTTTGTCCACCACCTGACGAGAATATAACAGCTTACTACGATCATCAGGACTATCGAGGTTGATAGGAGTATCTCCCATAGCGATCTCAGCAATGTCCATAAGGTCGTTATATAGCTGATCATACTCAGCTTGATAATCTGCTTTAATTTTTGCAAGCTTTTCACTAGATATTTTTATCCCCGCTCTTTCTATGTCAATGAGAGCATCTAGCATATCCATGCTTAGTTTTACCACTTGTTTCAAACAAGACTCTCCTTACTAGGCCAAGACATTTTTAAGTCTCGTAGTTGTTGTTGTGCTAACTCTGATGTAGTATTTACGTCAGCCATGCAATACTCTCTTACTACATCAAAGGGCATATCCTCGTAAGATACTTTCTCTTTGATATATTTGTCGGTAAGGTCTACACGTTTCTCAGATAAGCCCCTGCGCCTTGCACACTCAGCAAGACTAATAGCTTTTTTTTCTCCACGGTGGAGAAGATACTCAGCCACCATAGTATCCCACAGAAACATATCATACTTGAACCCGCACTCTCGTAACCATTGTAAATCAAACTTCAAATTGTGACCGACTAAGCAAGTTGTTTCATCTAGTTTTGCCTGTAGCTTGTCCTTTGCTTGTGGGGTTGGTTCACATTGGTTATGAAAGAAAAACAAACCATTTGTTTCAAAGACAGATAAGTCAGGAGTAAAACTAGTGTATCCTACAAAGACCATCTGTTGCCCATCGTAAGGTGATGAGCTTGAGCTTTCAAAGTCCATTGTAGTTTCTATGTCTAACACAGTAATCATGAGAAGATGTCTCTATCACCGTCTCGCCGTAAAACCAACGACCCGTGCCAACCGTTAATCTTGTTCTTTGAAAACTTGATGGTTCTAAACTCTTCATGTTCTGCTACACCAATACCTACAATAATGTCAGCTTCTCCAGCTTTACCTGTTTTGCTGCCATCAAGCATAGAGTAATCTATACTTTCTCTTCCGTGAGCATCGTAGGACGCTTGCGATACAGCCCACACCGCCACGTTATGTCGTTTAGCTAACTCTCTGGACCTACAATACAACTCCTTTAGTCGCTCATCCCCGCGTGAAAACTCACCATCAATCCTAATCTTGTCGAGTTGATCAATAAATATAACGTCAACCTCATTGCGAGAACAGTAATCTTCTATCTCTTGTATTGATGTGCCAACACAATCCATAAAAGATATGTAGGGCAGTATATTGTCTTGATACTCCTGTATGAAACCATCTTTGTCCTGCAGTACCTCTAATCTAGAGCGTTCTGTAATAGATTTAGCTACTCTCATTCTAGTTTTCTTTACAGGTTCTTCGTTGCCCCAGTACGCAACATGAAACTTGTTCCGCACATACCAACCGGACAACCAAGCAGAGAAGCTTGTCTTGCCTATCTCTGGCCGTGCAAATATTACACCAAGATTTTGTCGATCAATCCCCGGTACATAGTCACGTATTTGTGTCGGAAAGATAAACTCAGGATCTCTTTCAAACTCCTCAAGACTATCAGCTATGCTATCCTCAAGCACAGTATATGTCTTTGACCCTTTTACTTCATTATTTTTAAGTTCTTCTACACTACTAAGCAAAGAGTAAGTATCGCTAGATTTACCAAGAAAAATATCAAGTGCTTCTTCTCCTATTTCTTTTGCTTTAGCTCGTTTCCAAAAACTATGCAGAACATTACCTGCTAGCTCTGGGTTTACTACCACACCCTTTAACTCTTCTATTTGTTGCACAGCCCTTTGCTTTGTAGCTTCAGGCATAGCAGGGTATCTCTCATCATGCGCTAATGCTAAGTCAGCTAATGATAAATCTCCTTCATATGTTTTATGTAGGTGGCTAATTGTTTCAACAATAGTAGCCACTTCTTTAGAAAAATACTCCTTCTTAATTAAACCAGATACACGATTGAAGTTGTCTTTCTGTAGACAGGCTACAAGTACAGCCTTATCAATCATACCTTTAATGCCTCCTTTGCTTGATCCTCTGTCAGTCTTTTCAAATCTCTTTCTAATACAGAAACACCTACAATGTCTCCATACGCAGCATTTAATCTCATAGCTATGTCCACAGACTTATCTGATGCATCCTTATCTAATGCTACAGTAATCTTATCAAAACCCTTTAAACACGGTATCATATCTTCTTGTAAGAAAGTTCCGAGTAGCGCCACACCAGTTGCAAAACTAGACACAGCAGTAGCAGAGGCACAATCTTCTACAATAACTGCATGTGTGTGTTTACCACAAACATAAGGTAATTTACTACCACCGTATCTGTACCATTTTGGTCCTGTATGTAATTCACCACCAATATATCTACCAGCAGCGTCTACAATCTTCATTCTATCTTTCACAATAAATACAGCCCTATCACGTTTGTAGTCGTACCGTATGTCGGCTAATCCTTTTGATAGCGCGATTGTACAATTATTGTCTCGGAGATAATTATAAAAGTGTACAGGAAAACTA